AAGATATCTGTTTTAGTTTGATATACCTTCTTGACAAGCTTATCGTTTACTAAGCCATTGCGTTTTAAGAATGGATGAGCAACAAAGTCATACATTCTTTCAGCAAATTGTTTTGAACCTAGTGTTTCGTATAAAGCATATTCTTTCATCTTGCCATCTTTAGCAAGTTCATCAATATACTTAACTAATTTTTGTACAGTTTGTTCTGGTTTTTCTTTAGTAGCTAAACCTTTAACTACCATTTCACCAAAGTTTAAATTAGTACCACGATTAACACGTAGTTGAATTTGAGTTAGCCAAGCAATCTTGTAGCTTAAACCAGCTTTATAGGTTAAGTTATTCCATTCGCCGTCTGCTTTAATTCTAAGTTCTTTGATTGCTTGTCTTACTGATGGATTCCATTCAGCAATAAGACCATATCTTCTTTGTGCTTTTAATACAGCATATTGGGTAGCATTGTCACCAATGTTTAATGTAGCTAAAGCACCTTCGTTGATATCGTCAATAACTGACATACCAAATTCAGAGTTAACAAAGTCATCAACCCAACGTTCTACAACATTTGGTTTAAGACCTAAAGTTCTAATCAATACTTGTTTTTTAGCAACACGTTTAGCAACTGCTTTTGCTAATCCGTCTGGGGTATTGTTTATTAATATTCTTTCAGCATCAGTAATGGTATCGCTTTTAATGTAGCGATAAATCATTCTGTTAATTAAACCTAGTTGTGCTTCTCCTTGACCTACGTAGCGTAGTTCAGTTGAGATAGCCTTACCTAATAATAGGTTCTTAAGGTCACTTGTTCTGGCAGTTAGACCAAAGAATGCTAATTCTTCAACAACAGAACGCAAACCTAGTCTTGGAACCAAGTTAAACCAGGACCAAAAGTCAGTTAGTTTTTCTATAAAGACACTGTTGTAAGATTTGGCAACTCTTGAGAATGGGTTAGCAATACTTGCTTTAGCCCAATCACTGAAGTTAGGAACACTAACCTTTTGTCCTACTTGCCACCAGCCAAGAGCGTATTGTTCTTTGCCTAGTTGTGATGGGTTGTAACTTACTTTGCCTAAGTTTTCTGCAACTTCATCTGCTGTAGGAAATGCCATTGCAATAAAATCTTCAAACTTATAACCTTGTAATGCTTTAGCATATTTTTCATTGTTAGTAATTAAGCTTTCAACTAGATCATAAGTTTCTTGAAAGAACTTTGGATCTGTATCGTTAGCATTTTTTAAAATATCGATAGCTCGTTTAGTTTCAACTGGAGCCATACCAGACTCTCTTAATGCTTGGCGAATGATATTAACTTTATCGTAGCCTAAACCTCTACTAATACCAGTAAGTTTTTTACCAGTCTGTCCAATAAAGGATTTAACTCTGATAATGCTTTTTTCAATGCTTTCAATTATTTCAGGAGATTGACCTGATTTAATTGCGTTAGCTAAATCGTCTTGAAGTTTAGTTAGTTCAGCAATGTAAACTTTCTTTTGCTGTGCTAAATCTTGTAGTGCACCTTTAGATTGTGCAGCAAGACTTGATAATTCTTTATTTGTGATACCTTCTCTAAGTCCTAAACCTGCAGACTTAGGTAATGTTAAATCAGATATGCTTTTTAGCGCAGACATATCTTCTGAGTATAGGCTTCTAGAGGTAGTCTTAACAGCTTCTAGTAATTGTTTTCCTTCATTAGTAGATTCAAGTCCCATCTTTCTACCAATAGTTAAAAGCAATCCAGTCCACATACGTAAACGTGTACCAGGAGATGCTTGTCTCCAAGCCTGAGCAATAACATCTGCGTGGTAGGAATCAACTGCCATTCTGGATAGTTGTCTAACAGCATTAGCATCAGTTGCATCTGCAATATTAATTGATTTACCCATAAAGGCACGTTCGAATTGTCTGGTAAATCTATCTAATGTTCTTTTAGTTCCAGTGAAATCATCTAATTGACCAACAGTTGCAGCATTATTAAATGATAAAGCAAATTCTTTTTCGTTAGCCCAAGATTTAACTGCACCAGGAGTGCTTAATCCAAATAGTTTTCTAACACCTGGGTTAATAACCTCAGCACCGAACTTATTGAATAGGTTATAGGTAGGCATAAGTGGAGCACGCCCACCTGCTGCACCTCTACCAATTAGTTCTGCAGTGCCAGCGTTAATGAAATAATTTTTAGCAGAATCAGCATCTTTAATTCCAGCTTTAGACCATTCGGTAATTAGATCTACAACAACTGGTTTATCTGGAGTTGCTGGTTTGAAAATAGTCGCAGTCTTAACACCAAATAGTCTAGATAGTTCTGAAGCAATTTCAGAGCGTTCTACTAAGTTAGTTGATTTGGAATACTTGTCAATTCTTGCACCAACTTCATTCCAGTATCTTGTGACACTTCTAGATTTAAACATATCATCTAGACTTGCTGTTAATTCTGTACCAGTTTTAGCAGCAGTTCCAAGTAAACCATATCTGGCAACAATGAAAGCTTTAGGAATTGGACCTAGTAAGTAAGTTAAAGGATCTGCAGCAATTATATATGCTGCATCAATTGTACCAGATACAATGTCGTAAGGATCTTTTTTAGTTCCTACTCTATCAAGTTTAGTTAAACCAATTGCTCCTGAAATATCTCTACCAGGGCTAATCTTTGCTTGTTCTAAATCTCTGATAGCTTTTGCTAATTCAGTTTCTTTAGCAGCATTTGGATCTTCGTCTAGTAAAGTTGTAAAGTCAATTAAAGCTTTTAATTCTTGTGGTGACTCAGTTAAAGCCATAACTTCGCCAAAGCCTTTTTTCATTGAAAGAAGTTTAGCTACTTTGTATGTACCAGGATCGTAACTTCCTTGAACAACTTTTTCTTTTTCTGTATCAAATAGTTGTTCGCCTTGATAAGCATCTCTCCATTGTTGAGAGTTCATTAGTCTTCTCATATCGGTTACGTTTCCACCGATTAAGACATCTTGTATTTTATCTAAAGCTGATTTGTCGCGTTCTGGTAATTGTGGACCTTGAGGATTAGCTCTTGCAAACCTGTAAGGTCTAGTAAAAAAGTTTGCATATTTTTGAAAGCCATCTAGTACTTGAGTAAATTTACTTTTGTTAATAGGATCAGAGTTGTAGATAGTTCTACCGTAAACAGAAGACAGCATATCTTTTGTTTCTGTAGGTAGTTTATTGTATTCTACTCTGGCAACAGAATCTGGTAGCTCTAATAACTTTTTATTTTGATTCCATAGATAGGTGTAACCCCCAAGATCTTCTTCTTGTTCTTTGGTTACGCCAACTCTTTTAGAAGCAGCATATGTTTTAGGAGCAGTTCTCCAAATTATCTGACCGATTTCATTGTCTTCATTTGCCATCAAAGACCTCTAGCAGCTAATTCTTCTGCAACTGGTTGTAGGTCTGGATCTGCTTGACTAATGTCGTAAAAGGTTGTAGATAACTTTGGTCCTCTAACAGCTTGTTGAGGTAATAAAATTTCTGGTCCTGGTCCTGGTCCAAATGGCATACCAAATTCGGCAGGTTCATCTTGTCTTAAAGTATCTTGAGTAAATGAAACAACTGGTTCATTACTTGGTAAAGGCATTGGTGCACTGATCTTTGGCACTTCATAAGAAGGACCTTGTAGGTCAGCACCTGATTGTATTTGATTTAGCTGTACTTGTTCGCCATAAGAATTTGATGGAATACGATCTTGCATAGCTTGTGTTAATTTGCTAGATGTATTCATATCAGTTCTTCTAGCGTTCTTTCCTACGCCTGAAACAACTTCTGCCATATTAACCTGCTAACTGTCCGAGGATCGCTTGTAAGTTTGGTGGTGCTTGTTGTGCTTGTTGGGGTGCTCCTGGAGCAGCCTCAACAGGAGCTTGTGGGACAGACATTTGCTCAACTGGAGACACTGACTCTCCAGGAGCTGCTTGTGGGGCAGCCATCTCTGGGGCTGGTGCTGGAGTAAAGATTTTTCCAACAGCATCTTCAATAGAAGTACCTGCTTGGCGTTCTTTGATAACTTGTGCCATCTTGGAAACTATGTCTGAAGGATCTTGTCCTTGTGTAGCCATTTGTGGAATGGCTTGAGCTAGAGCATTCATAGATGCGTTTAAGTTATCTCGCATCTTTTGAATGTCAATTCTTTCTTGTTCCCCAGTCACATTCATTGACCAAGGTAATTCTCTCATAATGAAATCTCTTGAAATAAGATCTGCACCTAGAGCTTGTAGGGAAAAGATTAAAGCACGTGATGGATCAAGTCCACTCATTAATCCGTAGCGTACTTGGATTGAGTATTCGTTTTTGATATCTTTTCTGGAATCATATTTCAATTCATATGGTGAACCATTGTTAACACCATTGATTGTCTTTTCACCAGGGAAAAGCATTTCATCCATTTTGAAGCAAAGTGCTAATACGTCTTCAAAAACATCAGCTAAGATTTGTTGACCAGTTTTAACTTGGGTATCGAATGCACCTAGTAATGCTTGTACACCTTGACCTGTGATAACTGAGGCATCAATTGTTCCTGAACGACCTTCAGGGTAACGTGCACCCATACGCATTTCTTGTTGCAGTAAAGCTGCTTCAGTGAATGCTGCAGGTGGGACTTCTAATCCAACACGTCTAATAGCTTGAGGGTTTTGTGAACGCAAGATTGCGTCTGGACCGAAAGTAAATTCTTGCACATCGTTAGGGATTGCTAATGGTGCGTTAACAGATTTCTCTGCAGCATCCATTGCAAGTAAAGCAAAACGTGCACGTGCAATTTGAGCCCACAAGATGTCATCGAATTGACCTCTTGGCTCATCATCAACACCTGGTCTTTTAGCAATACGAACCATCACTTCACCCATTGGGTTAGGTGTGGTTCTTAAAACTAGGTTTTGTCTAGTAGGTAAGAATAAAGTAATCTGGTCAGCATCTTCATAACGGATCATTTCTAATGTAGCGTAAATATCTACATCTTCAACTGATTTGTCATCTAAGATTTGACGAGAGTATTCTGGAAAGTCAACAAGCAACTCTGCAATTGTTTTGATGTATCTTTTTGAGTAAGCCACGATTCGACCATAGCGATCAAATTCTGGGTAAGCACCTATTGGGTTTTCTATGCGAATACGTGGAAGTCTGTTTTCGGTATCAGGTTCTACCACAATAGGTAGGAAACCATAAGTACCGTAGTAATCTGCCCCTGTGTACATTTGGGTTTGTAGTCTGGCAAATTGAACATAATTGTTTGCAATTAATGTTCTAGTGTCAGCATTCTTTTTTGCACGATCAGAAGTAACATTTGTGGTTTGGCAATTAAAAGATGGTAGAGGAGCTAATACTTCTGAGATATCACGTGCAGCAACATCAATGAAGTTAGCAATCATTGGTTTGCTCATACCCTCTGGGAAGAACTCTGGAGCAACGTTGACCATATTGCCACGTCTGATCTCTAGAATATCTGCCATACGTGAATCGCGTTCAACGTACTTGAGTTTAAGAGCCTGGACCTTCATTGCGATCTGCTCGTTATTTAACATTTAATTCCTCTATACATAAAGTGTGTCAATATTTTCAGAAGCCCATTCATCTAAGTTGACTGAACCTCTTTGACCCAGAGATCTTCTGGATGCGTATCTGTTGTGTAAATGACTCTTTTGATACTGTCCGTGTTGGAGCATTTCTTTAGCTCTAATCTCACAGAACCATAAAGCCATAACTAGATCTGTAGGACTTTTAGTGTCGGCTTTCCAAGTAATAAGCTGGTTAATTAAAGCCTTAACGTGTTCATTGTTTTCGTGTGAAGGTAACTCAATAAGGTTGTTACCATCGTGTTTGTTATCTTCAAAAGTGCCAAAGAGCCCACTCATACCAGCAACACCAAATGAGGTATCCCATTTGTTCTTACCAGTGAAGTGACTTCTCATAGCTACACCTTTTGAGCCTAGCCACATTCTTAACTCTTCATCTAAAGCATAAGATTTTTGATGAGCATTGATTTCAATACGAAGCTCATTAGGATGATACCTATCAATCCAGTCTTCCATAAGAGCACGAATCTTACCTGGAGTAGGATCGACCATATTAAAGACATCAAGTACATAACGCATTTGAGTTCTTTGATCTACGGCATACATTATTGCGCCAGTCTTACCAGACATAGCAGGATCAAGACCCATAATGATATAAGTAGAATCCGAAAGCTTAGGATGCCCAACCTTTTTAGGATCTATTAAACCTGGTCTTCTTTGTTTATTAACAGAACCATAAACACTAATAGGTGGGAATATGGCATCTTCTTCAACATCTTGTTGTTGATAGACAAGAGCCCAAGTATGCGCTCCCACTTCCGAACGCCGTTCGAATAATTGTTTGCCATCCCACTTCGGATACAAACCATTCTCATCAGGAGTGGCAAGTTCATCTTCGGCACCATCCCAAGGTCTATCAGACCTAGGCCAAAGAGTACGCCAATCCTCTGGCTTATCAGCAAATTCTAAAACAGCTGGCATAGCCATATAAGTAAACGGAGACTTACCACCAGACCAATGATCTGGATTTCTTAATTCTTTATATAGATCAATTGAGGCAACACGTGTGCCAACAATCATTAACATACCAGTAGCACCAAGACGAGTGATAACCATCTTTTGCAGCCAGTTAAGTTGTTTTTCCCATTCGTGGGCGTTGCTGGTGGTTATCACATCATCTAGGATTATCAGATCGGCACGTGTGCCATAAATCTGTTGACCCATACCGATAGCTTGAACGGTAGGATCCTTTCGCTCTGACTCACGTTTAATATAAATGCGGTCATCACGCCATTGGTCAGCAGTGTCTTTCCAACCCTCAGCAGGTCCATAGACAGTCTGCATTTTAGTCCATTGAGGTTCGGTCAACCTTTGCTTAATTGCGTACAAAAATTCTTTAGCCCTGGTCTGAGTCTGAGACACGATAACAATCTGAACATTCGGATTCATCGCAATACGATACAGAGGGTAATTAACAGTTAGGATAGTTGACTTAGCGTGCTCAGGTGGCACATTAATCAGAAGTCTACGAGGACTACCCTTCTCATAAACCATAGCTGGATCAACCCAAGAAGGCTCACGATTCTCAACCACATCAACCCAAGACTGATGGTGAGGAAAAACCTTAGACTCAAGATACTCTTGACTAAAGGTAGAAAAATCAATATTAAACTTATCTCCACCAAGACGATCAACATCAAGCTGACCAGCAACCTGGCGTGCTGATTCAAAATCAGCAGCAAAAGCTTTATCCCTAAAAATCCATTGACGTAAGGTATCAGACTTTCTACCAATCTTAACCATAGCCTCAGAAGGGTCCCACCCCAACTTGACCAACTCCAGAAATTTCATCTTATCTTCAACAAGATTAATCCTGTTATGGTTCAAATTACCTTTTTTGGCAACCACCTAATACACCCACCGTCACGTCAACCAGCCCTATCTTGTAACAAGGCGTAGCATAGCTTGCAGTGACCCCTAAAGGGTCACACATTGCAGGGCTCTTAAAAGAGCCCTCACTATATATAACCCTTCCAAAAGCGACCTACGGAGCGAGTTCGTAAAAAAAGTTTGCAACACGCCGTTAAAAGTGAGCTAAATCACAGCATTTAGCTGTATTTGATACCCCCAAATGTTGCTCAAAAATAATTGTGGGACTGTACGTATATGAGTCCTAGCCAATTTAAGCATCTGGGGTGTCCGTTTTGTCCGTTGCGCGTGCTTTGCCTGCTTTGTCTGGCTAATGATTAGGAAGAGGCTGGGGCTGGCTATCTCCCTCCAGTTCTTAGACTTAGCAAGTCCTCGAGCAGTCTTTTAATAAGTGCATTCTGCTAACTGCCAACTATCTAGAACTATCTTGAAGATCTCCAGAACTCGACTTGAAAAAATAGTTCAGGAATGTTCTTGACATATTAAAATCGTTGGCACTAAACTCAGAACTATGAGGACTAAGGAAGTCTTCAGGTTCTAAGGAGGAACTAAGAATGACTAGAAAAGATTATCAACTAATAGCAGGAAGCATTCAGAAGTTAGTGAAAGGACTAAGTAGTGAAGAATACTTTGTTCATCACTTGCCAGTTATTAGAGAACTGGTCAATGACCTATCTGACCAACTGGCACTAGATAACCCACGCTTCAATCGTGCTACATTCTGGAACGCTTCAGGACTAAACTAATTCTGAAAGATTAACCTCAGAACTGACACGCTGAGGTTCTTCTTCTAGAATTAGGACTACCTAATCTAGAATTATTCTAAGGAGGAATAATGGAATTAAAATTAGATAGTAAAGATATCAACGAGAAGGCACTGACTAATCACGCTATTTTCTCGAACTTCTTTAATCTTGAAGAGGAAGCGTGGAGGAGTTCAGTTCTTGAATCTGCACTCGAGAAGTTAGGTGTTGATGTAATTAAGTTATGGGCAGAACATCCACTAGAAGAATGCTGTATTAAAGAAGACGGCATATGGGCTATTCACGAAGACGAACTGAAGTGTGAATGCTGTAATGGTTCTTGTGGCTGGTGCAATTAAAATGCCTCTAATGTGCTCAGTGTGTAAGAGTTCAATTCACTGGAAAATAGATACCGATACCTATCCCTGCTATGTTTGTGAAGTTGAGGATACAGAAGTCGCCTAGTGCTTGAAGATTAGTTCCAGACTTAATTGCTGGAACTTTTCTTCTAGTCCTAGAACTGGGGCTGGATATTCCAAAGGAGGGAATAGATGAAGTTTCAAGTGGTCGAGTCTGTCTCATATGACAGAATGCAAGAAGTAGAAGCAGTAAGTATGGAAGAAGCCATTAAATTGGCTAAAGAATATAACGACTGGGAAAGTCCTATTCAGCAGGAATATAACTATGAAGCCTATGAGGTGACTGAATAATGAAGATTAGTTTCAATGAGTTTGATAATAAATTGACTATTGGAAGTTGGAAGTTCACTCGAAGAGGAACGCTAATTCTTGAAGCTTTATTCTTGCTAGGGCTTCTTGCTTTAGTCGGGTTCGCTGGCTATATTGAAACTATGGAGGTAGGAGAATGAGTAAAAAGGCAGAAGCACTGCAGAAGAAGTTGGAGTCTGGGACTCCCACTGCTGGAGGAATGATTGAGTGGCTAAAGGAGGATATAAAGAAGTCTGGAATTATCTGGTCTAGATCTAATCAACCTAACGGCTATTGGGTTATTCCTGATGACCTACGAAGCACTGACGATATTGTGCACCTCACCTATCGTGTAAAGGCTAGTTTAGAACATAGGTGGCAGGAATGGGAATAACTTGGAGAAGTTGGTATGGCTACAAGGAAGAAGAAGATACTACTAAGGAGGAAGCGAAGAATGGATAATGAGGAGATAGATTTAATTATAGATACATTACAGAGTTACGGCTGGAATATAACTACTAAGGAGGAGGAATAATGCCTAACTGGTGCAGTAATGATTTAGAGATTAGAGGAACTAAGGAAGACCTCGAAGCTATAAAGAAGCAAGTTAGCAAGTCATATATCCACAAGGGATACACACTAAAGTTCGATCCAGAATTGCAAGAATGGAAGCGAACCTATCACGAAGAGGACACTGGAGAATTAGTCTTCTCATTCCAGAACATAGTTCCTATGAATATGGATTTAATGAAAGAAGATAACGATAACTGGTATGAATGGAGGCTAAAGAATTGGGATACTAAGTGGGACTCCTGCGAGGTGTTACTAAGTGAAAGGGATAACTCTCTTCTGTATTCATTCGATACAGCGTGGAGTCCTCCTATGAATGTGTATGTGGAGTTATCTAAGCAATATCCAAGAACTACTCTCATAGTTAATTATTATGAGGGTGGAATGAGCTTCTATGGAATGCATATTATTAGGAATGGAGAAGAATTAAGCTCTATCTCTGGGGATATGTCACACCTAGCTGAAATAATGTTAGGCAATGAATGTTATTGCGAAAGTTTGGATATGTCGGAGGCAGAAGAAGCACCATATTCCGATTGTCCAGTAGTAAAATCAACTATAAAGGAGGAAGTATAAATGGGTGACAGAATAAATGTGGTAGTAACTACTGACCACGCTTCGGGAATAGCTTTATATTCTCACTGGGGAGGTTATCGAATGCCTAAGACCATAGCTAAATTCTTAAGTAATACTGGCAGATTAGATCCAGATTATTTTACTAGGAATTTACTATGTTCAATGATAGCTGACGGAGTTATCTCTAATGATCACACTAAGTCTGGCTATGAGGTAATTGGAACTGAGCCTAATGTAGAAGCTGTATTACTTAGGGCATTCCAAGATGAATTAAGTTATGGAGTAGGACTTAATCTAGCTGGTGATAGGGAGCACCCTGTCATAGTGCTTAACCCTGAAGTCCAGAGTGCTTGGTTAATGAAAGATTATGATGTGCTAACCATAACTGAATGTGTTCAGAGAGTACTAGCTACTCCTGAGATATCATTCAAGGACTTCACTAAGGTCACTGACTGGATAAGTCTAGAAGCATTAACGCTTCCAGTTGCAGTGGCTATTTAACTTATCCGACACAGAGCCCTTAGCTTCCTACTAAGGGCTCACCCTAGTACAACTGAAGAGAGAGAATGTTCGATACAACTAATGCACTATGTAAAGAGATAGGCAGTGAGATCTTCTTTCCAGAAAAGCACGAAGCGTATCTAGCTACATATGCTAAGTGGGTATGTAGAAGATGTCCCTTGATTAAGGAATGCAGGGAATATGCAATGAATGATATAGACATAGTAGGGATCTGGGGTGGAACATCTACCCTTGAAAGAAACAATTTAAGGTGGAGAAAAAATGGTAAAAGAAGAGGACTGGAAGATAGAGAGGCAAGCTGAATATAAAATGGATGAAGAGCTAGCCAGTCTTATTCCAGATGAAGATAGCTATGATCCAGATTACGGATACATAGACCAATGGGAAGCAGAACAAGAAGAAAAGGAGGAAGAGCCAGAGTCACACGATCTAGATATAGATTA